GTTCAACGTAATCATGCTTTGACATAATCTCAAGTGGATTCATATCGACACCAGAGAAATTATTATATATAAAATTATATGAACCTTCGTATTTCCCTGGCACATAATACATACGTGACAGATCTTTCGTTTGTGGGTCACCAACATCTCCTAACTCTTTATTAAGAGCATACCAAAAATGTTTAATTGAATTCTTTGGAACATCTTTAGATAATGGAAATACTATTCTAAATTTTGGATGTTCTTTAGTGGATGAAGCAGTAGAGTAAATAACATGGTTATAAGTTCCATAATGTTGTATGAGTTCTTTTTCAAGATCACCATCAAATACATGTTCATCTACATCTACTGCACACCAACCAGCCCAACCGATTACATTGTCATTGGCACGAGTTGTATCTTCTACATAGATTGCAGGAGATATAAGTGGAGCTGATTTTTTATCCTTACGTTTTTGACGAGATAATTCAAATAACAATTGTTCAAACTGTGCATATGAACTAAAGTCCATCCGTTTGTGAGTCTTGTTATCAAATATACTTTTAAATAATGTAAGGGAATATTCCATTATACAGTTACTCTTTCTATATTACCTGCTCTCCAAGCTTTAAATAATTTTGAGTATTTAGTATGTTCAGCTAATGTGATTTTGTCAACATTTGTATTTTTATACATTTGTAACCACATGTCATATGTCATATCTTCTTTAATTATTTTCATAGTGATCCTTAATTAAGTGTTGGTTTATCAGGTGTTTGAATTATATCCCGACTTTCTAATATATGTTCAGTCATTAATTTAAATTCATCTTCAGATAACATGGCTTTATAAATTTTCATTGCTTGTGCCATCATTATTCCTGCAGCCAAAAATGGCTCATGATTTATAGCTAGTTTTTCAAACTCTTCGTTTAGTTCTTCAAACGTCATGAGTTACTCCTTTAGCATCTGGGTGCCATTGTGAATTTATTTCTGGATTATCTGCTAAGATATCAGTCCTTGCTTTATTTGCTTTCATAGCTCTATCTCTAATTGCATCACTCCATGCCGATGGAAAAATACCATGATTAGCTGCATGACTTGGATTTACCCAACCTGCTGGCTTAATTAAATCAGGAAGTCCTAAAGGATTTGGTCGTTCTTCTTTTATACCAACTTCTTTATTCATGTTGGCATCAAATACTACATCCCAAGCTTTGTGTGCATTAACACCCATGGCATCTAATGTACCAATAGCGACAACACAAAGATCTATAAGACCATCAACGATCTCTTCTGCATCTTCCATAATGAGTGCTTCTTTAGTCTCATCAAATTCTTCTTTGATAAAGTCTAATCTAAATTCTATATATTTCTTTAATTGAAATGGTGTAGCATGGTTAATCCATTCTCTAACACCGTATTTGTTTTGCATACGATTAATATCGTTTACCCAATCTGCTGACATAAGTCTCCTTTTATATTCATTATTAATATTATATCATACATTGCCTGAATGTACATACCTTATACGAAAAAATCTTCTAGTGATATTTGCTTCTCACTGGTCCATCCAACCGCTTCTAAAACTGGATTAATTGCACCTAAAAAGGTTTTCTCGAATTGTAGATTATAGTCTATATACTTTTCTAGTTTAAATTCTTGTGGAAGATAGTCAATAAATGCAATGACATTCTCCTTGATAGGGTTTGGCTTAATAAGATATGTGAATTTAACCTTGTCGCCACCCACTATTTTTTCTATTTTATTCTTAAGCTTCTTATCATCTACTTCTGCATTATGTAATATAGCTCCGCGGACATGTATTGGTGTTCCTTTTTTATATAGAGTTTTATTGTCTTGCCATTTCTTTATATGTTGAACACCTCGAGGGAAGCTAACCTCCTCTGCTGAAGCTTTACAAAATGCTGCTTTGAAATTTGCTATATCTGCCTGAACGGTCTCCTCATCAGTATCCATAATTCTTTTGAATATTTCTTTTAATGCTTGTCTACATATTGCTGGTGTAGATGATTTGACTGCCTCGATACCCATAATCTTTAGCTTAGGATTTGTATAGCGGACTCCCTCATTGTCATGTACATTTAATATGTATCTTTTCTTTGCTGTCCATATACCACGGTTTGCAATAACCTCACGCTCCATGAGCATTTTGTTTTCTATACCACCGAGTCTGTTATATAAATCATCATAACATTCATTGAGTGTGCCTTCAAGGGCCCTGCACACTGAGTCAAGGAAGTCTACTGGTTTAGCTGGACCAAGACGTTTAATGAATTCATTAAGACAAACATATAGTGAGTCAGTATCAATAGCAACAACATAATCTTTATTTGTTACCAATGTTTTATTAAGATATTCATTGAGATACTTCTCGGCCCAACGAATGGTTGCTTGACCAGTAAGAGTAATACCTTCGGCAATACGCATGTCAAAATATCTAAACCACTTATTACCCATTGCTCCATACAAAGAGTTGAGTAGGATCTTCAATGCCATCTGTTGGTTCTTAGCAATGGCTATACGCTTCTCAAGTGCATAGACCTCTGACTTGTTGCCACATAATTCTAATTCTTGTTCGGCCTTGATTTGTTTGTGTTTAAATTCTACACGTTCATCATAAATTTCTTGAATAATCTGTGGTAAAACTCCACGCTTAGTTGTACTAAATCTTGTGCCGCCTACGGCTAATGCTGTATTAGGTGTTGTGTTCTTTACTTGTTTAGCTAATACAGTTTCAACAGTAACATTAGGCTCATCATCAAGTAGTATAGTCTCGGGAGACATATTGTATTGCATAATGATTGATGGATATAGAGAAGCTAAATCAAATGAACATATCCAATCATGCATTCCTACTTGGGGAACTTTAACATAACCGCCGGGATATGCACCCTTATATGACTCTTCATTCATTGGTACAGCTATACGTTTTGAATGTAAGTCACGATAGATTAGTGAATCCCATATAGCCACAGTGCCTAACACTTGCTCATAGTTCACACCACCTTTATATGCCATAGTCAGACATAGAGTAATAAGGCCGAGCTTATCTTCCATACGATCTATAAGCTCTACGTCTTTTATATTATAATCAATAAACTTTTGATGGTCATTGTCATATAATTCGTTAAGGTTAGAGGCTTCACCAAAGTCAAGCTTCTTCTCACCAAGAACTACATTAGCAATATGATCTAATTTGTATGACTCTTGTGGGCCGTATGTGTAACCGAACTTTTTAAAGATCGCCATATAGTCTAAGATAGCCACACCTTTTATTTCATATTTAGATGCTTTAACCTTCGGTAAGTGATTATGTTTTGCTTGATTAATACCAGTGCCGAATGCTTCTTTGCCATCGACCATTCTCCATGGTGATAAGAATTTCTCTCTGCCATTATTATTAAAAACTTTTCTTATACGGTTAATGAGATATGGTATATCAAAGAACTCTACGTTCCAACCAGTTACAACATCGGGGCATTCTCTCGCCCAATGATATACAAACTTGTGTAAGAGTTCACGCTCATCTGCACATTTCTGATAGCGAACCTCATGGGTTTGCATAAGAGCTTTAGATGTATCGTACTCGCCACAACCAAATGTGTAATAGACATCATCTATATTGTTCTTCATTGTGATTGCTGTAATCTCTTGGTCAGCATCTTTGGGGTCAGGAAACCCTTGGCCGAATCTACATTCGATATCAAGTGAGGTCACATTAATCATATTACGATCCCATTTGATCTCACCAGGGAATTGCTCATTAAGATATTGTACAACATAATTGGTATTGCCATATACTTTAAAGTTAGGTACATCGCTGTACGACTTAATAAAGTCAGTGGCTTCACCCATTGAACCGAATACAATAGGTTCTACTGGATTACCATCAAGGGCATTCCAATCGTGGGCATTATTACCTTTATTAGTTACAAATAGGGTGGGGTGATACGGGACAGAGAATGAAACCTTCTTCCCATCTTCGTACCCCATATATTTAATCACCTTGCCATGGCGGAAGGCGCTTGTATAGAAAGTTTGATTCATGCTACCATTATATCATGATAACATATAAAGTACATACCTCTATGTAAATATTTCTTGTTGAGGGGGTTTGACCAGTTTGATTTTACCATCTACCATATCTTCATATTTTATTTTTAAACCTTCTTCAGGTTCAACAATAAACATTATATGTTCTTCCTTAATAGTTAATTCATCCATTTCACAGTAAGACAAATATGGTACAAAGGTTATTCTACCTGCTGCACCTGGATCTGGAATTAAAAGTACTGGGTCTTTTACTACTGTTAATGTTTCATTTCTTGATTTTATTTCTACTAATATCTCTTCGCCCGAAGTTAATCGGATTAATTTATAATCATTCATAATTTACCTATGTGGTTTTGGTTGTTTGCCTTGATAATCTTTGACTGCTGCTTTAATTGAATCTTCAGCTAAGACTGAGCAGTGTATCTTAACTGGAGGCAAACTAAGAGCTTCTACGATAGAAGTATTTTTAATATCTTTTGCCTCATCTAACGACATACCTTTGAGCAACTCTGTAACCATGCTAGAACTAGCAATTGCAGAACCACATCCATATGCCTTGAATTTTGCATCTTCAATAATGCCTTCTTCTACTCTAATTTGTAGCTTCATAACGTCGCCACAAGAAGGAGCACCTACCATACCAGTCCCGACATTCGGGTCATTTATATCCATCTTACCCACATTGCGTGGATTATTATAGTGGTCTAAAACTTGATCTGAATATGCCATAGTGCTCCTTAGTATTTATTAGCCTAGCAACAGCTTTTTAGCGTGCTTAGGCAGGTCACCTAAATTAATAGTTTGAGGCTTGTCCTCTTCTGGAATATCGTTCTCCAGAATTACAACAAGCATTCCATCTACAATATCAGCTCCGACAACCTTAATTGTCTCGGCTATTGTGAATGAACGCTCAAACGCCCTTTGAGAAATGCCACGATGTGCATAGTCTCTTGTATCTGCACCAGTAACTTTCTTACCAGTGATTGTCAGAACACCTTTTTCAAGGGTCAGATTAATGTCTTTCTTATTAAATCCTGCGACAGCGATTTCAATTAAAAAGTGACCATCATCTCTTTTGATTACATTATACGGGGGATATCCGGCGCCTCTCGCGTCATGGATTTGTGTATTTTGTAATGTGTTAAAGAGTGAATCAAATCCCAGGAATGTATCCCTCGGGAAGTTTGTAAATGCTAAGTTTGTCATATTGACCTCCTATATATAGCAAGGTTAAAAAATGAATACCCTTTCGGCATACTCAATTCTATTTATACACGAAAACCTTTAGGTCTTCGACTATTGGTTTAAATTTATTAAACCTTTGGGCTAATGCTTCACTCTTTTTTACAGAGTGTTTATGAGCCCATTGGCGAATAGCTTTGTTCTGATAGTATATTTCATGTTTCATTTTGATATCATCTCTATACCATTCATAACTAGGATAGGTTATATCCCATCCACCAGCTTTCTTCCACCATTCCATACAGTCATCACAATCACGTACACACGCAATGATCTGACTCTCTGGAAATTCTTCCATTATCTCTTCTAGATAATATGCAAAGTGATGAGACATAATTACTTTGACCTGATCTACAGGGCCCTTGTAACTATTATTTATCTCATCAATCCATTGCTCTTTTGTACCTAATTCTTTATCTAGCCATGTTCCATTAAGCATTCCAGGGCCATAATAGTTTCCTTTATGACCACTGAATTGCCCATGTTTGTATTCTTTATCTGGTGTACAATCAGTAATATCAGCGTGGTTAGTCCATCTTATTTCTTGACCGACACCACTCCAACGTGATCCTGGAGCACCAGTGACAAAGATCCAATTCTTCACTTCACTAAGTCTTCCTTATATACACTTGCTAAACCTAAAGCTTCTGTATTAAACCATACAAGATTTTGTAAAGCTTCAGCAGTAATAAATGTCATAAGCGTATCACGATGGTTATTGCCAGCTTCTCCGATAAGCCAGTCATATTGACCAACCTTCTTTTGAATAGCTGCAACAGCATCAGGATCTTGACTCATTTTAGTTAATGCATTTTGTAATTCAAATGCGTTTGGATTACCTTTGTTTACCCATAATGCTTTTTGCATACCATCACGAAATGACTTCACAAGTTTATAAGCATCATAAAATTTTCCAGAAGGTGCTACACCATATTTCTCTTCAAATAATATTTCGAATTGAAATCCTGGGTGGTTAGGATCATCGGCATGACTTCCGTCTGCTTGAAGTATACCATGATGAAACCACATTTCAGCGTTGTCATCTCCAGCCACGTGTTT